CCGATCTTCTTCAGACGGGGGCAAAAAGTCTGACATCAACCCGGCGTTCGGGCTTGGTGTCTGCATAGACTCTAGAACCGACAAGTGGTCGGTTGTCTGATATGAGTTTCTCAGCTGCATCAAGGATCAACGCTCCGGGTTTGTCACTCAGGTCAGTTCGATAGGAGTGATCTCCAGGGAGAACATCGCGAACGTAATGGGTGAACACGTGGTTGGATACAGGGGGTAGAATTTCATCGAAGATAGGGTGGCTCAAAGGAGCAAGTTCATTCAAAGAATCAAAATAGGCTTCAAGGTCTTTTTGTTGCTGTTCGTCGATACGGTACAGCCTTTTAACAAGGTCTCGAGTGTTGTCTCCTATGGGATCGTTGCAAAAGCCATGAGTAGATCCATAGGCATAAGCATCGAGCAACTTCTGTCGATCCCACTGGGCCAAATTGCGCGAGTTGTGAATATAGGAACGCACGTCGTAAGACTTAGTTATTCGAAGCAAATAACGAGCGACGGCTGATAAAATAGGACAACGCGGGTAAGTAAAGGCAAGGGAATAGCCTTTGGCACGCAGCAGAACCATACGAGTAGTGCGGTTTGCAAAATTATATTTTCTGCCAACCCAACCAAGGTTTATGAGCACCTGGCGGGGGTCCGTGACATTGACTCGATCTTCCAAATCGAAGACGAGGCCACAGAAACTGGCAGTAGAGAGACATTCATGAATTTCGAGCTTGATGTCGAAACCTAAAGTGTTGAACATTGCTTGAGTAGGGAGATTACCGACGAAGGTGAACAGACCGTCATCTCCTTCAATTACGCCAAAAATGTATGTGCAACCAGCTTCAGTCAACACAAAATACATGATGACTAAGTTGGCAATTCCGTTTCCTAATGAAGTGTACATTTCTCCACTCATTCTAATACCCCACACAGCGACAACAAAGGACTTGAACTTCACGTTGTTCTTGCCAGCTAGCACAGCATAGCATACATACATGAAAATATTGTTGCCTAAGGGCTCGGACATGTAGGAGTAGAACTCGAACTCTATCGCATGCATCATTTCAGGCGTGAAGTGGGCTTCAAAAGAAGTGTAATCGCTGGCCACGTACTGGCCAGTCGGTGTGTACAACTTGTCATAAATGTACTGGGCTCGTTCGTTGACTGGCACATGCTTGATGAAGTGAGGGTTGTCGTAGGCTACTTCCTCAATGGCTTTGAAGTATGGGCCTAGGATCAACTTACACTCATCTGAGCGGGCATTGATACAACGAGAGTCTTTGTACTCAGGGTAAGTTTCTTCTTTAATGAAGCTCTTCACGTCGAAATTATCCATGTCTAGTTCGTAGACCATCTCCTGCGCGAGTGACCAGAGGGCTTCACGGCGCGCTGCGGGATAATTAGTGAGTGGGAGCCACCACTGCACTCGCTCCAAAAAGCTGGAGTTGACAGGGTGATCAGGTGGAAGGGAGACGAAATTTTTGCGGAAAAACTTTCGGGCGAAACGGCGGAGTCGACGAATCTTTACGAAGCAAGGTCTAGTTGGCTTCGTGCAAAATCGACGAATTGCACCGCGTCGGGCGGTAGGGGTGTGGGACAGATCGGGTTTTGGTGGCGCATATCCTTCGATATCGCAGCCTAAAGATGACGACACTGGGTCGCGTCGTAATAGGTCTGTTGAGCCGATATCGGGATGAACTGTCGCCGTCGGATTGAGTTCAGCCAATCTCTTCAGCTGAACTTCACCCATTCTGTACCCGTACAGGAACCGTTGACGAAGCGCCTTCAGGGGGGGCGCAAGTCGTCAAAATCCTCACAAGCACGAGCTCTGTCAAAAAGCGCCGAGCGAATAGCCACAGCCACTGCGACTGTGTTACCGTAGACGTCATGACCTTGAGTGAGGGTATGCTTGGAG